ATCTCGACTCTATTCCTGAGTGTCTCCCAGGGCTGTGGCACGGTGATGTCCCGCAAAATCTGGCTCTGGTCCAATGTGACGATCTTATCGTAGGTAAACGACCGGGCAAAGAACCGCGCCTGTCCATTCCGGTCATGCAGGAACGTACCGACCTCGGCATTCTCCAACTCTCGAACGGCCTCCATAGCGTCCCTGCGCCAGAACCAGGCCCACTTCAGCCCCTTATAGGTGCTATTGTTATAGTCATCGAGCAGGCTGTACACACGCGGCCACTCATCCGGCCAGCCAGCAGCCTCCAGGATGGTGTCTACCCACCGGCCAGTCGTCCACGTCGAACTCTGCTGACCGGCCTGGTGGTTCCTGAAACCAACCCTGACATTGCGGTCAGACAAAAACTGCTGGCCATCTACAACGTCGATCTTGACCATCCTTCGATTGCCGTCATTGTACGGCTGGATGTCCGCAATCCGGCCATACATCAGGGAGTAGTTCGTACCCGTTTCAGCATCCTTTACGGCCAGCCGGACCGATTTGCCCGGCGTCACGTTGGGGTAAAGGGACGAGTTGGGGTTGAACGGGTTATATCGCCCGTCGTCGTTGTCCAGGATAACGGTAGCCTGCCCGGCCTGGTATCGCTCAAAGCCGTGGCCTCCCGGCCTGACAAAATAGTCGCGGCCTCTGGACAGGTTAAACGAGGTCATTCTCGTGGCCTCGTTCTCCCCGGTGAAGTAGCCGTCCGCATCCCAGTCGACAATGAGCGTCCAGAGCAGCATGGACTCCGCACACGACGCGCCGTACTGCTTCTCACCATACTTGAACGTACCGTACCTCTGGACCCCAACCAGGATGACGTAGAGCATAAACAGCCCGGCGTCGTCGAGAGCCAGCGTGTCATCCGAATTGTTTATGGCTACGACGGTTCGACAGTCAGTCAGAACGCTCATGCAATCGTACCACAGGGAATGTACAGCAACCCGACGCCGGTTATCGAGATCCTGATGAAGTGGGTGACGGTCAACGTCTTGGCCCCGACTCCCTCGATTGGATTTCCGACCCCTACCGTTGCCGAAAACTCAATCATTTCCTCGGACAAGTCCTGCTGAGTGAGCTTCACCACCGGTAATGCCGCCGTGTCCAAAAGCGTAATATCGAGTGCGCCAAAAACATCCTCTTTTGCCAGTCCACTCCCGATGATCTGCCTCACATACTGATCTTCGAGAATGGACAAATCCATCTTGCGGGCCTCGGTGAAGGCGGCCTTGTCTACCACTATAGATGCAGCAGCGTCGAACGACGCCTGGTCGGTTAAGTCTGGAATTCGCTTGAATGACATACCCTAGCCCCCTACCGCTACGCCCGCCCGTCTCAGGCCACCTAGGATGAGCGGAATAAGTTTTTGATCTATCTCGATTTTGTCTGCCGTTGAAATTGTCGGCTGGTACTGAAGAATGATCTGAACAGCAGCACCGACCGCACCGCCTGTCGAAGTAGCCGCCGCCGCGCCGACCAAGGAACGCACTCCCGCCCCGACTGTCCGCCTGGCCCGTTCGGGGTTTTTGAACGGGCTGGCAAAGCTGTCTATCGTGTTCTCCCCCATGTCCGTGAACACCTTGGACGGGGACCCAATTCCCAGTGCCCTTCTCGCAGCATTGAGCATATCCATTGCGGCCTTGACAGCGGCGGCCATAAGCGACGGTATACCGTTGATGACCCCGGACTTGATGCCCTCGACAATTCTCCCGCCCAGGACCCGGGCAATCGTCGCCAGGTTGGAGTGCATGCCGCGAATGACCTCCCCCAGCTTATTCAACGTAGTTGGCTGAAAGTCACCCCCCAGTTTATTTAGAATGCCGGCCAATATCCCGGCAACAACGTTGGCCCCCACCACAATCAGGATGCTGGCAATTGCAGCCACACCAATTAAAAGGCCCGTTGCTAACTTGGTGAGTATCTCGGCTATCAGCCCGGCGTTTTGAAACAGGAACACAATCCCGTCTGCAACCCACTGCCCTATTGCAGTCCCGGCCTCAACCATCCTGGCTTGCGACTCGTCGCCCATGGCCCAGGCCCCAATGGCGATCAGCAGCCCTGCCAGGACTACTCCAACTTGATCCACGGCTCCGCTCACCCAGGACCAGAACGCTAAAATCCAGCCGTGAACATTCTCGCGGATTACGGGTCCCTGGCCGGTGAGAAAGGTGGTTATGCCGACCATCAAATTATCGAGATAGGTTGGAATATTGGCGTAAGCCAGGGCGGCCCACTCAAAGATTTGGTCGGCAAACCTGTTGACGATGGGCATGACCGTTGTATTCCAGGTAGTCAGGAGAAACGTCCCAATGGCGACTAGCAGCCGTGCCAGGACTGGTCCAACCTGTGGGTACGACTCAACTACCCAGGCGAAAATGTCGTTCTTCCAGCCCATAATGGTCGGCAGGACGAACGTATTCCAGGCTTCCGCCAGCATCGGCCCCAGCGCCTCGATCACGCCCTGTACCCCGCCGGCCTGGAACGCATTCCATAGCTCCATCACCGTGCGTCGGGCGTCTAACAGGAACGTGATCAGCCCGCTGTCCTCCGGTAGCCCAAAGATGCCCCCGGTAAAGTCGCCGGTGACCAGCATGGTAAACAGGTTGATCGTGGACTGGAGAGCCGGCACCAGCTGGGCCGAGAACCAATCGACCAGCATCGGCAGCACCCGGTTGGCCAGATCGCCGGCCTTGGCCAGAAACGGCGTGACGACCGGCAAGAGCTTGACCCCCATCTCGGTCGCGGCTTCGGTGATGGTCGCCTTGAGCTTGCGCATCTGGTTGGCCCAAGAGCCGGAGGTGCGTTCGGCGTCCCCCTGGGCGTCGGTCGTGCCCTTCATGATCAGGCTAAGAATAGCCTGCGCCTTGGCCTGAGCGTCGAGTTCGCCGGTGGTGCCGGCCAGGGCATCGCTCAGTTTTTCTTCGGCCTTGCGGACCCTCTCTTCAGCGGCCATCATTTGAGAGGCGGACGCCGTGCCCTTAGATCTGAGTTCGTTGAGCTTCTGCTGTTGGATGGTCAGGTTGTTCTGGCCCGCCGTGAGCTTTTCGGTGTCGACCGAACCTTTGAGCAGGCCCAGATTGAGCGCCTCCTGCTCGATGGCGCTTTGGTTGATGACCACGCCATACTTGCGCATGACCTCGGTATTGCCCACGACGGCAGTTTGCAGGTCGTTCAGGACCTCACCGTCGGCCACGTTGTTGAAGCTGCCCAGGTCCACGGCCAGCTTGGTCAACTGAGTCGACATATCGGCCGCGGCTGTCCTGGCAAACCCAAGGGGAACGAACGTGTCCTGCAGAGCCGCGGCGTAGCCCATGAGCTCAAACTTGTTACGGCCCACCGCGTTGCCGAAATCGTCCAGGGACTTGGTGACTCGATCGCCTTCTTCACTAAAGACGATATTAAACTTCCCCTGCATCTCCTCGGCGTCGGATCCGAGGCTGATCAGCTTCGCCCCGGCCAGACCTGCGCCGACACCTATGCTGGACAGTGCGGCCAGGCCGATCGCGGCTACACTGGCCACACTGGCCAGGCCGGACTTGAGGCTAGATAACCCGGCCGTTGCGTTTCCATCCTGGTTGACCAGGATTCTTAACGTTCGTGTCGTCGTCATATTTGAATACCGCTCTGGGCCATGCGGCAGACGACCTCCTTAAGGCGCGCCACCTCTACCGCGTCTTCTTCTCGTAGTTGTCCGGGCGGGATGTGGTATTTGATCCAGATCAGGGTGTCGTCCAGCCAGGGGGGAGTGTCAAACGCGTGGTCTGGCTCAAAGGTTGGGTCGTCTACTACCCAGTCTTCCTGGCTCTCTTCGTCGGCTTTGCCTGATCGAACCCTTTCGGACCAGAGGACGAGCGCGAGACGTTCGTTTTTTTTACCTCGGCCCGGTCCATAATCGCGTTGAACTCATCCATCACGGCAAAGTACTGGTCGTCCGTCAGTTCGTCGGGTATGCCAACCGGCACCCGCTCCCCGGTGTCCTCGTCGATAAACGACCAGTCCAGAACCAGGCTCATAACCAGGGCAGTCAGATTGGCCTCGGCCTGGCTGAGTTCAGCAGCGTCCAGGTTGTCCAGGTCGACGTGGCCCTGGTCATCCGGATTCAAAACCGCAAATAGATCAAGCGCCTTGCGCCGATGCTTGTACTTCAGGGTCTTCCATGAAATCTTCGGCCTGGACGCGCTTCCGTTTTCGTTTGACATCGTTGCTCCCCGTTATTCGCTCGAATTCGCTAACAATTAGCGCCTTATGTTCCTTACTTAACCCATCGATGACCCCGACCGGAGCCATCTCGCCTGTTTGGTTCCTGAGCGCCCAGGCCGCCACGAGCTTAGCCGCGTATGCGACCCTGTCCTCACTGGCCTGGAACGACTTGATGTGCCTTGGGTCGATCTGACAAAACCAAATCATTATACTGCCCCTACAACGCCGCCAGGGCGCTGTTGATGATCAGGTTGCCGGTGTTGCCACTCCCGTCCTTCTGCCCTGAGTACTTGAGCTTGATAATGTTATTGCCGTCGCGGTCATCGAGTTCGCTCACATCCTCGATGAAATAGACGCCGTTGATCTGGAACTCGTAAGTCGAGGCGGCTACGCTGTCATTGGCGTAGATCTGCACAACAGACAGGTCCTCGGTCAGCATCTTGTCCATCTCGGCCTCGGTCACGGCATGCTCAGCCTCGACCGTTACCTCCAGGCTGATTGCCCAGACATCGTTGCCGTAATCGTTCGGCGACAGACTCCCGGCGAACAGCTTTTGGTGGAATAAGTTTTCCAGCTTCCAGGTGAATGAGATGAGTTTGGGGAGCGGTGTAGTGCCCAGGCCTGCCCAGGCGTCATCGATGGAGAGCACGGTGTCCGCCATCTTGATAGTACGGGGCGCGGCGGTTGGAGATGGAGTTGCCGTATGGGCAGCCGGTTTAGTGGTCGCCCCGCCGACAGCAGGAACCTTGATGACCCACGCCTTGCCCGCCTCCCCGCTGATCTCCAGGCCCGTGGCAAACACATCCACCCCCCGCACGATGTGGTTAGCGCCGTCGCCGTATTCCAAACTATAAACGGCAATCGTATCAACGGTTGCATCCGGAATGGCAAACGTCCATGTCGTGTCCGGGTCATTGAACACCGTCGCCCCGTCACCCAGGGCCATGCTGACCAGATACGGAGCATGGTCGTAGTACGCTGCCGGTAAGGACAGTTCACCGCCGCTCTTCACAGACCCAATATAATGCCGGGCCGGAGCGTAGCTACCGATGTTCTCCTCGACCTTGATTTTCTCGGTCATCATCTTGTAGCTGCTCATCGCCCGGAGGGCAACGTCAACGTTCACCCCGGTCCCGAAATCGGCTTGTTTGCCGATATAGACTACTCTCTTTGCTTTGGAACTCATCTCAGATCTCCTATGAGGTTAAGGTCTCCTTGACCTGCAGCCGGTGTTGTTCGACCCGGTAAGGGACTCCGCTAAAACTACCGAACAGGCCATCCGACGCTTCTTCCAGCTCCATCTCATTCCAGTTGGCGTTGCCGACATTGGCCCGGATCACGTCCCTCACCACCTCATGCAGGTCGTCCAGGTCGTCTTCGTGGTCGGCGCTGTTACCGCGTTTGAGCAGCACGTCCAGGAAAAAATGGTGCAGGTCGTCGTTCATGTGGGCCGACATAAAGTTGTGGCGCGAATCATCGGTATAAATACACAGCACCTTGGACGCGCCCAGCAGATCCAGCGGCAGGTAACCCAGGACCAGGGTGAACGAACCCTCGGCCTGGAACAACGAAACCAGCTCCTGGCGAATGGCTTTACGCGTCATAACGGCGCCCACACCCCGTCGGCAAAATCCTTCAGGTTGAATGCCTCGATGGCCCGGGTCGCCAAGGCATGCTCGCCGCCCCGCTCCTCCTCGTCGCCGGCATACGGGGCGTCGGCCCCGGCCACGTTGCCTTTGTGGTAAATCGTCGACTTGAGATACCCCGTATCGACGTGGACAAACTTCTTCATTAGGGCGTCCAGCTCCGCGGTGATGATCTCCACGTCGCCGATGGTCTCGATGACCTTTTGCAGGTCCCGCCCCAGTTTATCGAAGCCAATCGTCTTAACTGCCAAGCTGCTCCTCCAGAATCAAATGGTAGAAGGCATCCAGGCCGCCCTGGGCCGCCCACGGGCCGACAAAGCGGACCGCGTAGGTCGTGCCACCCGAGACCAGGTAATCCCCGGTCACAAAATCGGCGTACTTGGTGAAGGTCTCCCGGAGCAGAAACAGCTTCGAGATCGGGTAGTCGTCGGTCGGCGCCTTCGACGCCGGGTCAATCGGCATGCAGGCGATACCGGTCGCGACCTCGGACAGCGTGGCCGCCCCGGTCGGGTTGTTGAGGTGGTCGCACGTGTTGGTCAGGAAGCTGTCCATCAGTCCCCCAGCTCAAAATCCTCGGCCTGGTGGGTCAGCTTGCGCATGACGACACGTCCACTGCCCCCGCCGCCGGCCAGCGCCTTGACCTGCCGGGCTCGCTGCGAAAAGTTTTCCTGGCGCGGCCCCACCTTGACATCCACCTCGACCGCGTAATCGCGCTGCAGCTGCTCGATCATCTCCTGCTCGATGGCGTCCAGGGCCGTATCGACCAGGTTGGCCTCCAGGTAACGCACGTCCGGCAGATCCGTCTCCGGATCAATCGCCCCCACCGCTCGCAGGCCCGCGTCGACCGCATAGGTGTAGTCACCCTCGGTCAGCGCTCCGGCCGGCGTCGTGCTCAGGCTGCGCGTGCTGGCCAGCCTGGCCAGCTTGGCGTTGACCCGCGTCGCCAGCTCGGCCCGCGTCAGCGGCACCCACCAGACCCAGACATCGTCGATCTTGATATCGCCGCTGCCCCGGTTGTTTTTTATCCGCAGGGTGTAGGTCGTACCCGGGGCCAGCCCGAATTCGTAGGTCTGCTCGGTCCAGGCGTCGGCCGTCACAGTGCCGGCGTTCTGGGTCAGCACCGTATTGCCGTCCCCGTCCACAACCCGCAGCGTCAGGTCCGAGGTGGCCAGGTTGTCGGTGTCGGGTTTGATGGCCAGGTGGACCGTCCAGGACCGGGCAGAGGGCGTTGTGAACTCCTGCTCCACATACCCGCCCGGGCCAAGGACAGCCATCCCGTAGTGCTCGTCGCCGTCACTGGCCGCGTAGCTGGCGTCTGAGGCCGTCCAGTTGTCCAGGTCGTGCCAAAAACCGCCGTTACTGAGCCGGTTTCGCTCCAATGGCCGCCTCCACGTCCTTTACCAGAATCCGGCCGCCGGCGCCGCTGCCCTTGACCGCAGCCAGGTCGAGGCCATGCTCGCTGGCCAGCTTGACCGCTTCGTCGGTCGCCTCCGGCGCACCGTCGCCGTCCGCGTCCGGAATGTCGGCCCCGATCTCCGGCTCCGGGGTCCAGGGCTCGCAGATCGGCGACTTATGCCGCTGCACCTTCTGCTCCACGTAGACCTCGATCTCAGGATCTTCGGCCAGCCGCCAGCCGGCTTGCCCTAACCGCCCCTTGGCGTGGTCCCGGTCGCACGAGTGGACCGCGCCGGCCGGGTTGACGATGTAGTAGACGCCGTTGACGCCCTGGTGCTTGCTCTTTACCTTTGCCATATTATGTCTCCTCTATAACGGTTACCTGCCGACGGCAGTAACCGTCACGGTCACCGGGTCGGTACTGCCATCGGCAACTTCCTGGGCTATGCGCATAAAGCGCCCAAACACGGGCAACCGGTCAATGTCGGTGGTGTCGGTCGAGGCGTTGGTCGCCAGCGCCGCGCCGGCGACCCAGTTCGAGTTGTCGTTGGAGTACTGCACTGTGATCGTGATGTTGTGCCCGGCGTTCTGGTCGATAACATGCTGGATATCGACCCAATCAAACCCCAGTAGATCAACACCGGTTGTATTGGTGTCCTCGGTGATCGCCGTCTCCGGCTGAAAACGGAAGAACCGGCCGCCGTCGGTGCTGACCAGGTTGGCCACCGGAGTGGGTGCAGCCGGGGGTGCGGCCTGGGCCGGCTGGCCGGCGATGGGCAGCAGGGCTAAGGCCATGAGCATCACTGCGACAACGGTCGCCAGAGCCATGCTGAACGCGGATTGTTTGGTGAGTTTCATAGTATCCTCCTATCGTAAAATGACCTTGATGGTCGGTGTTAGTGATTCATTGTTGGTTGGCGCAGCCACGACCCGGAAGTGAGTCCCCTCGACCGTCGTGCGCGTGTAGGTGTCGGTGTCCACATCGATGGCGGTGGCTAGCGCCGAGGCGCTGCTGTGGTTCAACCAGTTTGTCCCATCCGGCGAGACCTGTAAAGTAAACGTGGTCGTGTTCACCGCCGAGTCGTCAATGTCGATCAGCAGGTAAACCTCGGCCACAGTTGGCGGAGTGTCCACCCCCAGGGCCGACCAGCGGCTGCCGCCAAAGTTGGTCTCCTCGGTGATCGCGCTTGTATTGAGCGTGCTCGCCACGACCCGGACCGCTTCCGGCGCGGCCGCGGCGTTCCACTGGACCGGCAGCAGCAGGCCCAGCAGGGCCAGACTGAAAAACAGTGTAGCTAAGAGTTTCTGGCGCATGGGCACCTCCTTCAAAACTCAACGGTTGAACAGCGTCCAGGTGCGGGCGCTGTTCAACTCCTTTTAGATCTCGGCTGTTCGCAGGACCGTTGCCTGGTTGTCGCGCAGCTCCGCGACCCCGTACAAAACATCGATGGTCACCTTGACCCCAAGTTTGTTGTGGTCATAACTGAGCGTGACCCGCAGCCCGATGCCATCCTCGTCCATCACGACCTGCACGACCCCACCGCCGGCCGGCGCCGGCGGCAGCGGCCGGGTGGCCAGGACCATCGCATTGCGGTGAAACAGCAGGTTCTTGGCCTCGCTGGCCGCAGTCGCAATCTTCTGGTCCAGGAACACGTCAAAACCCATGAACCGACCGGTAAACGCTCCGGCGGCCGCAGACCCCAGGCTCTCGGCGTAGTCCCGGTTGACGGCGCGCTCGATGCCCAGGAACTCGAAGTCGGCGTCTTCATGCAGCACAGTCGAGCGCATTCCCAGCGGCGCTCTAGCCGAATTCAACTGCCGGCGCCCCTCGCGGAAGTGCGCCTCGGTCAGCCCGGTCGTCGCATCGATCGATTGGCTGAAGCCGGAGTAAAGCGCGGCCAGGTCGCCGTCGATCTGCTCGACCATGACGCTCATGGCATCACCGGCGTATGCGGTGAGCCAATCGGCCCTGGCCAGGGCCTTGCCAAAGTCCTCGATGACGAATGACACTTCCTTGTGCTTGTTGAGTGTCACGCTGACTTTGGTCGCGGCGGGCGTTTGCAACGTGATGTCGCTGTTAGCGACCTTGTCGTTCACCGATAGCGACCCCGTGAACGGGACATCGATGGTCTGGCCGTGGGTTGCGATCTCGTTATCGAAGTCCCTGTTGACCAGCCGCGCCAGGACCGTGTTCGCCCGTAGATACCCCAGCGCCTCGGCCCCAATGATGGTGGCGATATTGACCGATAGTTCGGTCGAAGTGATGTTTGCCATGGTTACGTCTCCTCATTAACTGAATTTGGTTTGTTGGGGTTTGACCTCGGCCAGACTCTGGACCGCGCGATCCCCAAAGCTCCAAATTCGTTTTTTACGGGCAACGCCCCGGGGAGCTGATCGATTGCTTAACTACACCAGGTCGGTGACTGCCTTCCCCTTGGACGCCTTGCGGATCTCCTCCGGCGTCATCGTGCTAAAATCAAGCGGCTTGGCCCCCTGGCCCTTGCCGGCCGGTGGCACGCCTGGCCCTGTCGCCGGTTTCAGGAACTGGAGCAGCGTGTCGGCGTCCTTTTCCATATCCTCGGCAGTTTCGCCGGTCAGCCGGCCGGCCAGGTCGGCCGGGATGCCCTTCTTGGCCGCCACTTCGAGCCGGATCCGGGCCAGCTTCTCTGTCTTCAGCTCGACCTCCCGCTGCTTGGCCAGTTCTTCCCACTTGCCCTGCGCTTCGGCATCTTTGTCGGCGGCAGCCCTTTGATCGGCTTCCAACTTGGCCAACCGGTCGTTGGCTGTCTTTAGCGCATCATTGACCTCCTTGAAACGGTCGTAAGGCACCGGGCCGGGTGGGTCGCTCGCCGGCGGTGTGGCCGGTGGAGGTGTCGCCGGCGGGTCCGCTTTGGGCGGATCAACCTTGGGCGGGTCGGCGCTACCACCGCCATCGCCTTGCCACAAAATGCGTGGGCCAAATAGATTAAATAACATATCGTCTCTCCTTCGTTTTTTACGGGCAACGCCCCGGTTATCGTCTCCTGCTGGTCGCGTGGGCCGGGTGGATCTCCACCCGCCGTCCCGTCTCCTGCCGGGCCTTGATTTCGGCCCGGGCGGCATCCCTCATCTCGCCGGTGGTCGGACCCACTTCCTCAAAATGCTCCAGCCACAACGCCTCGGACGTGCGACAGAAGTCGTGAAACGGTGGGTGCAGCTTTTCGTCGCTGAAGCGCGGCGTCCCGGTCAGCACAAACGGCTCGTCGAGCAACTGGATCTGGGCATGAGCCTGCAGACAACAGTCCGTCGTTCGCTCGTCGATGGCCGCGATCACCTGGTTTCGCCACTGCTGCCCGGCCTGGCTCTGGCCGGTGGCGTAGTAGACGCCCGTCGTCGTCACCGCCGTCGACCACATATCCAGGATGGTGTTCGCCGCCAGCAAATTCATCCCATGCCGCCACACGCTGGCCCGGTCCCGGACCTGCTCGGCGAACAGCCGCTCGACGATGACTGACTCTGGTTCGTCCCTGAGCCTGGCCAGCTCGGCCAGCAGCCTGGCCTGCGCCACGTCGACCCAACCGGTGGCGTTGTCGATAAACCCGGTCGCGACCGCCTGCCGCTCGGCCAGCGAGGCCGCCTCGACCCCGGCAAACGGTGGCGTGCCCGGATCAAACCGCTGCAGCAGCTCGAACTGTGTCTCGGCCAGGGTTCCGGCCACCTCGCCCAGGGCCTGGCTGTGCTCCCGGGCCACCTGGGTCAGCTGCGGTCGCAGCGCGTCCAGCTCGGCCCGGATCGCTGCCGGCAGCCCCGGATCACGTGCACCGGCGCCGGTCAACCGGTCGACCAGGACCAGCCTGGCCGCCTGCACCGGCTTCTGGGCCGCGTCCAGATAGCGGCCCTCCAGGCGGATCATGTCCCGGTTGAACGTCTCGGCTGGTCGTAGGTCAGGCATCGCTCATGTTCCTACCCGTCATCATCGTCGTCCGGATCACCGCCCTGGCTGGGCTCAGGCGGCCGCTTCGGCGGTTGTCCCTCCTGGATCTGCATGCTCCGCTCGCGCTCCAGCGCCAGCGCTTGCAGTTCCAACTGCATCGCCGTCTCCGGGTCAAGCGGCAGCACCGGCCTTTCCTTGTCGAACGCCAGGGCCTCGTCGTCCAGGACCCCCAGTTCGGCCAGGCCCGTCATCGTCCTGGCGGCTCGCCCCGCCATCCGCAGGGCGTCGGCCAGGCCGTGGTCGTAATTGGGCCGGCAGCGCCTGACCTTCAGCACCAGCTCAAGGAGCTGCAGCTCAAGCGTCGCCGTCGCAATCTGGTCCTTTTTGCGCAGCTCGTCAAAGGCCATCTCCGGCAGCGCGCCATGGACCTGGTCCCTGATCTCACGCACGAAGTCCAGAATGCCGGGGATATCCACGCTGGGCAATACCGCCTTGACGTCTGCACCTGTTGGTAAAAACCAAATATTGTCGCCGGATTTGACCAGGTCGCTCGGCTCGGCCCCAACCACCGCCCACTGTGGCTCCGCATTTTTGCCGATGATATCGGCCAGGTAGGAGGCCAGTTGGTTGACCTCGTCGAGCAGCGGGATGGCCTTCTGATAGGTCGACTCGCCCCACATCTCGCCGGTCTTGATGTGTTCGATCTCGACGAAAGGCACAAAGAGCAGCTCGTTCTTGTACTCAGGCTGCCTGCCGCCAAACTCCTGCGCCAGGCCATCCTTGAAGGTGCGCACGGCCTCGACTGTGACGACCTCGGCGTATTCATACTCCTTGCCCGCAGCGTCCAGCCGGATCTCGACGTAGATACCCACCTGGGGCGTGTCGTCGTAGTCGCCGGCCTCGATGAGCAAAAAGCAGGTGGGCTTGACTGGCCTCACGATCACCCGGCCCGCATCCCTCAGATCGCTGATTTTTAGCCCACTGACCCCGTACTGGGCGCCGAAGTGGACGTACAGGACCCCATCGCGATCCCAGTCGGACCAGTCCAGCACCCGGTTGATTGCTGGCTGCCAGGCCGCGTTGAACGGCTGCTCGGTCGAGCCGTCGGGCAGCGCCCAGCCGCCGGGCACGATGCCGGCGTCGACGTCGACCGCCCTGGCCAGGGGCAAATACAGCGGTTTGATGCCCTTGTAGAGCCGTGGCCAGAGCCAGCCCACCTGCTCCCGGACCGCCTTGTAGATCGATCCGTCGTAATATTTGCGCCGGCGATCCAGCTCCTTCAGCCGCGCTTGCCAGCGGCCCTTGAAGGGTTTGAACTCGTCGGTGTCAAAAATGCTCTTGCGCTGCCTACTCTGTGTCGCCATAGTCGTCCAGTAGTCGCTCGATCTCCTCGTCAGTCCGGGCCGGCGCCGGCGCTGGCCCCAGTTGAGGCGCTTGGCCGTAGAAGTCGACCCGTCCGCTCTTCATCTGGCGACCTCCCTTGACAAACCCAAACTTGTCGACCAGGCCATACGCGATAGCCTTCATCGCGTGGTTGTTCTTGTCGACCGGCTTATCGTCGGTCGGGTTGCCGTCCCGGTCGGTCGGTTTTCTATACTGGCCATACTCGGCCAGGGTGTGCTTGCACCGGTCCGGGTCGTGAAACAGGCGTGGCCCGCCCAGGCCGTTCAGAAACGTCTTGTGCCGGTCGATCCCATCCAGGACGCCGACTGCCTGGCTGCGCGGCCTCAGCCCGGTCAGGCTGGCCCAGATCTCCTCGGCGCTCTTCTGCGCGTGATGCTGCCGGACCGCCTTGTCAGCCACAATCCGCTCGACCTTGGGCCACCACTCGCGCTGCTGGGCGATCCTGATCACCTGCTCGTGCGTGTGAAAATTGACATAAATTTCGTCAATGTGCCACACTTCCCCGCCGTGAAACTGCACCGCCAGCACCGCGTATGTAGATGGATCGTAGCCCGGATCGACCCAGATTGTGACCGGCAGGCTAGTGTCAAATGGGCAGGGCCTGGCGTTTCGACTCCAGCTAAACTCCCTGGCAAAGACCAGGGCTCGGCTGGCCACCTTCTCCGCCGCGACCGTCCGCTTGAACTCGTCCTCGGGTAGGATCGCCTCGAGCCGCTTGATCTCCGGGTCGTCCCGGCCCAGCGGGTACAGGACCCGGTTGGTCCAGGCCGGCAGGCTATAGGTCTCGCCGTTCCAGGCGTTCCCCCTGGCGCTCAGCTCATCGACCGTGCCGGCATACCAACCAAAATTGTCCTTGAGCGTTCCGGCCAGGACCACCCGGCCTCGCACTCGTGTCACCCTGCGGGCCGCCGCCAGCAGCACGCTGTAGCTGTCAATGATGCCGGCTTCGGTCAGGCAGATAATGTCAGGCTGCTCGCCCCGGGCGATGATGCTCGACGCGCCCCGGTCCACGCTCAGCGTGGTCACCCGGCAGCCGGTCCGTGTCTCTAACGACCACGACCCCTGCTTCGGCTGGCTCACCCGCCTGGCGTCCAGCGCCCCCAGCCGGGTCAGGTTCTCGACCAGGTAGTTGAACTCAGGGTGCGTGTTGTCATACGTCTGGCCGACCAGGTAAACCAGCTTCGACCAGGGCACACAGGCCGTGATCTCAGCCGCCGAAACGTGCGATTTGCCGGCCCCCTCCGCCCCGACCAGCTGCAGAACGGTGGCCTGGCTGTTATGTATCCGGGCCTGGCTCGGGTTGGGATCGTGGCCCATCAACCGGAACGTCTTCCACTTCTGAGCCCGGTTTGGCCATCGACTCATTGTTTACCCCGATCAAAACGTTCAACCACAGCTTCAACCTGTCCTGCCCTGCGCCCTCGGGGGGTGCCTTCTGGGCCAGGAACTTCAGGGCTGACTGCGCGTCGTACAGCTCGATATCGAGCGTGTCATTGCCGACCAGGTCCTTGCCGACCTTCAGCCGCTTGACCAGGTGCAGCTTGTTCAGCGCCGCGTCTTTTTGCAGGTTGATAGTGACCCTGCCCGACAGGCTGATGTCCACGAAATCGGCCATGGTGCCTCGGGCCTGGTCCGACAGGCGCATCAATGCCTCGTCTGCCGACATCGTCAGCTCACCGAGGTGGTCTTCGATCTCCTGGGCAAACTTCTTTCTCTTTGCCGGACCGATCTTGTTCGGCCACTTGTAATTGGCTCGCCTGGCCGCCTCAGTCGAATTCCAACATTGGTAATACTCGGCGAGCCAGACCCGCTCTTGTTGGCTTGACATACCTATTTTTACCTAGCCCCTGAGGGCCGACTGTCCGCCCGGCGGACAGGGTTTAGGCGCTCGCCTCGGCATCTACCCGTGACCGTTGCCACCTTGCCACAGATCCTCATGGACCATGGTCCATACCCGAGCCGTCCCGGCCCAGCCGGCCATGGCCAACCGCGCTAGGGTATGCCTGATCCGTCGCGTCCGCTCGCGCGGCAGGATGATCAGGATGAACATGACTACATTTAGGAATGTGTTCGCAATGGCGAACGCGACCAGCAGCCGCCTGAGAAAGCAACTCATTTTTCGCCCCTGGGCTGCTCGCGCAGCAGCCCGTAATAATTCGCCGCGATCTTATCGATAGCCTCCTCAAATGCCTCGACCTGCACTTTGGAGTACGCCTGGAACATCTCCTGGCTCGACGCCTGCATTAACTTGAGCAGCTCGACCTGAGACAGACGCTGCTCCTGCAGCATCATCTCCAGCGCCTTCTGCGCGTCCACTCGCTCCTGCCGCAGCATGTCGCGCCATTTATCCTGCTCGATCAAATGGTACCGCGTCATCACGACGAATGTCCCGATGAACAGCAGCACAATTGGATACTGCGCCCAGGCCGTGTCCGGAATAACATCAAACTGAATCAGGCCCAGGTATAGCACGGGCAGGATGGTCACCATGCGGACCGGCCAGTGAACCAGGTCAGACACTGCCCTATCCAGGCTCGTCGGGCAGTACGTCAACCTCGATGTAGCCTTGCCCCTCGCCAGGCTCCGGGAAAGGCTCCGGTGTGAGATAGCCGACCACAAAGGCGAAGATGGTCGCCAGCGCCGCCGAAACGTCGCCGGGGATCTCAATCCCGCCATAGGTTTGAATAACCCAAACCACGATGGTCGCCAGCGCCCCACCTAATGCAGCCGCTAAAACTTTTGCTCTTGGTGCCATGCCAACCTCCTATTTCAATGGCCTAACATACAACGACACGACCGGCGTCCGCTCGGCCTGCGCTAAAATCCGATCTCGTTTGGCCTGGCTAATTTCACCGGCCTCGACAAACGCCTCAAACAGTTTGTTTGAGACTGACTTTTTGACCTGAATAATTTTTGCGGCCATGGCATCGCCCAGTTCAAACTCGGCCAGGCCAACCGGGATCGCCACCCGGTGTGACTCGGAAATAAAAACACGACCCCGGCCGGGGATACTGATCTCGTGATACTTGAGCGCAACCAGGTTGGCCTTGACCTGTTTTTCGAGCTCCCGGTACCGTTCGAACGAGGATTGCAGGTTCAATAGCTCCTCAACCATCTGTTTGGTTTGCGATACAGTTGGTTTGGCCATCTCACCCCTCCGGCGTCGGCAACGGGCTGTCTGTCGTTGGTGTCACCACCGGACTCGTCGCCGCCGGTGTAGGTGTCGCCGGCGGTGGGTCAGGCAGCCGGCAGGCAGCCAGCAACAAAACAATCGCAATAATCAAGGCGAAGGGTCTCATGTAAACCTCCTCAAATCCGATCCACCGCAGCGCGCCGTTTGGCCGTGCTGCAATGAAGGTATATGCTGGTCGTTGTGATATCCTCATGGCCGAGCAGGTCCCGGATGGTCTCCAGGTCAGTGTTAGCGTCCAGGAGCGCCACCGCGAACGAGTGCCGCAGCGAATGCGGATGCAAATCCTTCCGCAGGCCCGCACCGTGACCCAGTTCCTTGATCAGGCTTCTGATCCGCCTGTTACTGATGCGCCAGCCCCGGCTGCTGCAAAATACCGGTCCGGACTGGCGGCCGGCCAGGTGCTGATCGAGCGCGGTGGCTGCCTCAGCGTGCAGCGGTACAAATCGTTCCTTAGACCGCTTACCAAATCGGACGTGGACGCTCAGAGCCTCAAAATCCAGGTCATGAACATCGAGCATCCGCAGCTCATTGCTCCGGAGGCCGCTGTATAAAAATAGCGTGGCGATGGCCCGGTCCCTGGGCGTCATTTCCAGCGCCAGGAGCCGCCGGCGCTCAGGCTCGGTCAACCACGTCGGCAATTTCCTGGCCATCTCACCGATTCCTATCCGATATCTGTCAAGTTACTGCCAAACCTCTGTCATGGCCGCAAATCCGCATTTCCGGCCATGTTCCTCCGTTCGCACTTGCGAACAACGACCAACCAAAAAACGACCAGGAAAATATTGAACACGGAGCTGAGACTCGCGTCCCCGCTCACCGCGTCACCTCACTGAACCGCTTCGCCCCGACCTGCCGGGCCAGCTCCTGGCCAACCTCGACGATGCCGCCGTCGCCGTGTTTCTTCCGAAACTCGGTCTTATTCTCCTCGGCCAGCCAGGCTTCGCCACTGACCTGGTCCATCCAGATCAGTCGAAAGTGCTTGGGCCCCGGCCGGCGAAACTTCTCGATCCCCAGGACCAGGCTGGTCGCCGGCATCGGCTCGCCATCCGGGCCGACGACCATCGGTTCCTGGTCGTCGGCTTCCTCGACCTCACCGGGACTCCAGAGCCGTGGCGGCTCCTGGTCCTTGATGACCATCTTCGGTCTGTCCTGGCTCACGTCATCACTCATACTAAAATACCCACCCTATCCCCCGGTTTTTTACGGCCGTAGACTCAGGCCCCGGTCTCCAATTTGCTCACGCGGCTCGCGCCGCAAAAATAGTTCGATGTCGATCAATTTCCACACGATGGCCAACGCCACCGCATGCGTCGTGTCGAGTGCGTCCAGCTTGTCCCGCACGTTGCGCAGGTGGCCCTTGACCGTCGTTTCGGCGATGGCCAGCCGCAGCGCGATCGCGCCGCCGGTCAGGCCGGTGGCTCTCAGGCTCAAGACCTCGACCTCCCGCGCTGTCAAAGCACAAAAAAAGGGGCGCTCCGAAATTTCGGAGCGCCCCGGTGAATTGCTCACTCTGTCAGGCATAACAACAACTCGATTAACTTTGGGGGGTCAACTCGTCACTCAGGACCCGCTCGATATGGCGGATCTTGCCCTTCTTGACAATAATGACCAGCCTCGCCTCGCCCCCATTTTCTTCTGTGTACGAACACAGCGAGGATAACTTGGCGTCGATCGCTAAAATCTGCCACCAGGCCAGCCGCAACAGGCCTCGGTAAGGCGTATATCTGTCGTTAATGTCCACCTCGAAAAGTGTACCATACCTCCCGCCCCGGTTCAATCCTCCTTTTGGGCAGGTTACCCACCCATTGTACTGCAAGAATGTTTGAAAACGGTTTGAGAGCCTGTCGGCGAGGGGATTGACCGGAAAAACTATTGACGCCTGTTGATAGTCAACAGAAACCATTGGCCGGATGTGACAGAGTGTGTTACGGTGTGTTATAATATCCGTGGAAAGGAGCTACCCTATGACCGTTCAAACCACCGACAAATACACCCTACTGCAAAACGCCCAGCAGGTGCTTTGGGAGTTATCCGCCGCTGAACTCGAGGCCGTGCTGAACTTCATCGGCGCCCTGCAAAACGAGGACGACCAGGCCTGGTACTGGTCAACCGAGTGGCAAACTATGGAGCAAGAAGCCGACCGCAACCAGGCCGAAGGCGATTACGAGGAATTTGACACCCTAGACGATTTCGTCGCCGGCTCGCGTCAGGCTTACCAGACCGGCCAGGCCCGGACAGGAACAGCGAGCGACTTGTTAGAGGAGGTGGTACAATGATGATCATTCAAACCACCTTTTCTAAAGCTCGCTCTAACCTGGCCCGCTTGCTCGACCAGGTAACTGCGAACCGGGAAATCGTCGTCATCGAACGACGTGGGGCAGAACCGGTGGCCCTTATCGCCGCCACCGAACTTTCCGGCCTGCTGGAAGTAGCCCAC